CTGAATTTCCAGTATCTTTGTAAAGGTAAGCGTGTCTGCCTGAAGTTGCTTCATAAGTAATAGCACCTGTTGAAGTATTTGATGAGGTTGTGATATTTCCTCTTGCAAAAGTGGGATTTGCATCAGGTGTAGTTGTTTCAGCTACTTGCGTAACTGTTCCATTTGCATTCTGTATGACTGGTTTACCTGCTGTGATTGTACCTGAAGCGGTAAGGGTAGGAGAAAGACCCTCATCGTTAAATCCAGCACGGCCTGCTGGGTATGTGACAAAGACATCATGTGTACCAGTAGTTAGGGAAATGGCTGATCCAGAGTTGGTACTGTCTAGTATGGTGGTTCGTGTTAAAACATTGTTATTATAGCTTCCAATTCCTACCTCAAAAGCGGTTCCATTTGCATCTTCTATGCAATAAAAAGTCGTAGAATTGTTTCCAATCACAGAAAAGTCTTGATATCCTGCTACAGAGGCAGACAAGGTTACAGCGCCAGTACCAGTAGTGGTTGAGGTCTGCTTTATGCGATCTTTAACAATACGAGCCATGTAGGTTTACCCCACTAAGCTATGCGAATTAATGCAGTATTTGCAGCTGGAGCTGGGAAATTAATTGTAAAATCACCTGCTGAACTTGTCTTGTCGCTTCCAAAATCTAATACACATACTGCATTATTACCAGATTGACTAAAATTATATATCATAGCCCCTCTTGCTGTTAATGAGCTTGCAGACCAGGTGACATTACCAAAATCAGTAATAGCTGTAGTACCATCTAAAGAAGGTGTTACATTTGTTAAACTTTGACCGCCAGCGGCATATGCTGTTCCAGCAGTATTAGTAGTTTCATTAGCTGTTACATAAGTTGTGCTGCCAGCTCCTAAAGTAGCTGCATTAGTGTATAAAGCACAGTAATAAGTATTACCAGTACCAGTTGTTGTTGTAGTCCCACCACCACTTCCAAGAGTGAAGTTGTGAAGACCTTGTAATAATTCCTGTTTAAAAGAACTACACATTGCTTGAGTTATTGACATTCTTACATTCTCCTTATTAAGTCAGCTAACGAACTGTGACCTTCTTTGTTAAGAAGGTTTATAACATTAGTTCGATCACTTTGAACCATTTCTTTCATATAATATACTAATACATGAAAAAGTTGTGTTTGATAAGCGGTAATTTGGTCTTTTATAATATCAGGTGCATCACCGCTTACATGAATAATTCTTTCCATCGCCATTTCAGCTACTTCTTCAGGAGTTTTACCTCTATTTGTAGTTGTTATAACTTTGACATCACCTGCTGTCATTTCTATTTTTTGTGAAAACATTATGTTACCTTTTGCCTTACAATTGTTGAACGATACTCATCGGTACGGTTTCTTCCTTCACCAAGATTTTTCAATCTAGATACGGATTCCATATATCTATCGTTATAAAGTTTAATAAGATCTGGCTCACCTTTTAAAAAAGTATAAGCCTCTACCAATGATCCATAAAGAAGAGCGTTTTGTGCGTTTGTTCCTAACCAAGATTCGCCAGAAGTTGAAGTCGTTATAGACTCTGGTTTGTAATAATAATGAAGTTCTACTTCATAGGCTTGATCGGGAGCAGGTCCAACAATAAAAGTGTTTTCATCCCATAAAGAATAATATTTTGGAAGGCCTTTAACACTAGGATCCGGGTTATATGTTTGAACAAAATTTACATCTTTATTCAAAAGAAAATAATGAGTGTTGTCTGATATTACGCTCAAACTGTACGTTGATAAAAAATCTTCTGGAGTAGATAAATATTTATTAGAAGTTGTTAAATTACCAGTAGAGTTTCGTCTATCTAATGGAAGATCAATCATAGAAAAAATTCTTTGTTCAGCATTTTTAATAAAATTATCTATATTGGCATTAAATGTTGTTCCAGAATCTTCTACAAAATCTTGGATAGCCGTTTTTAATGTTGTGTATGTATAAGCCATTTTTTACTCATGTAGTTGTTACTGTTACTGTTCCGATACTTCCGTTTAATGTATTAAACCTAAAAGATGATCCTATCACATTTTCCTTTGCATTGACAAATCCTGGATTTTCCGTTCTTACAACTCCTTCTCCAGCCTCTACATCCATATCAGGTCTAGGCTCGTATAATGCTTGAGGATCTACAGTGTTTGTAGGTATATCCAATTGCTGTTCTTTAGGAGAATAACATTCTGGACAAGCTTTCCAGTTATTCCATTGTTTTTTTAATTGACTTAATTTATACTGTTGCCCGCAAATATCACACAAAGCAATAGCAAATCTTCCTGAAGCATAAGACATTATCTTAACCTATAGCTTCTCATATCAGGAGCTACTCTAAAAGACGCTCTTGATTCATCTTGATCAATAGCCCTTCTCATATCATCTTCGTACGCAGCCTTTAACATTTGCATTCTTTCAGGAGCTTTTTTAACAGAAAGCATATATGCTAAACCGCTTGCAAGGCATGGATAAAATCTAAAAGGCATTTCTACTGTATTTGTAGGGCTGTCAGCATCATCAACACGAACAAGTCTATTAAAGACTATTTGATCTGTACTGTTGTTAGGAGTTGGCCACAAATACAATTTAGGATTAATTTGTTTGTCTAAAAAATATTGATTAGGTCTAGCTTGCGTCCCTTTACTAGGAATATTTAAAAATTCTGCACGACTTATCATATTCATAGACATATCAGTAGATGTACCGTTAACAGTTCTTCTAAGAACAGCATCCAGCACATCGATAGTATCAGAACCAGGGGAGATAAAATTAACTCCCTGTGTTAACGTTGTAATCGTTTCTGCAACCGTCCATTGATTAAGGCCACGATTAGCCCAATCAGCAAACAATAAGTTCATAGATCTTTTTGCAGTTGCTAAATCATAACCACTACGCAACTCTAGGCCACATCTTTCATAAGCTTCTTCAATGTATTCTGTTACATTTAATTCAAAGTTTTTTGATCCACTAACCGTCATTATGTATACCTTGTTGTCTTTCTTCTATTAGACATTACCTTACCACAGCCTTTATTCTTTTTAGACTTGGGCTTACAAGAATAAGTACTAGTAAGTTTAGAAAACTGAGAACGACCACTAGCCATTTTCAATAATCCTATCAATTTTAGTTTCTATTTTGTCGAATCTTTTTAATACTTGCTGAAGACTATCTTGGAAATCTTCTTTAGAAACATATTCTTTAGCTACTTCTACTCTAAAATCATTTATATCTTGTTGCGCTTTATTCATACGAACAAATAAATTAGCAATAGCGTAAGTACCGGGGGCTATGAGGATGGTTAACCCAACATTCCAGAGTAAATCCATCTCCATACTATCCCCTTACACTATGTATAAAATATTTGAGCATTTGCAATATTTGCATTGGTAACCACTCGGAGTCCATCTCTAAGACGAATACCTTGCGCACCAGGAACATACACTGAATCATTCGAACTAGCTGCTAAAGAGTAGGTTGTTTTAGTAGCCCACGATCCATTAACTTGAGTTTGAACATTAATAGTTCCTTCTCCGCCAGCACCCGCTTCAAAATAAGCACCTTTAAAGTATGCTAAAGTGCTTGGTCCACCAATATTGCGAATATTTGGATTCGCTGATTTTGGATTAACCAAAACAGTACTAGCGCCTGCTCCTAAGTTTGCGACATTAGTTGGTCCAGCCATTTAAGCCTCCTAAACAGTAAATGCTTTACTTTGTGCTTGAACGTACTGCACTACAAGAGTTCCTACGCCTGCACCAGCATTAGCACTTAAAATTCTAATTCTTTTTTTGCTTGTACCAGTATTTAACCAATTATTTGTTCTAGCGGCATCTGCGCCTGGTTCAATATTATCAGTGTTCATTCCTATTGTACCGCCAGCGACACCTGCTGCTGATGTTAAGGCTGTTGCTGTTACGACTGTACCATCGTCAAAACCAATGCCTGCTGTTGAAGCAACGCCATTCCAAGCTGTTGTTATAAATAATTTAATTGATAAAATTCTGCTGTAAGCAGGAATAATAATAGTTGTTGCAGGAGCTGTCGCTGTTTGAGTCACAGCGGCTGATTGTGCTGTTACTACAAAGCCTACGTCAGCTATATCGTTTTGTACGTTAATACCAGTTGTTGATCTTATAGGACCTGATTTAATAGGACCTGAAAAAGTTGTTTTACTCATTTTAATCTCCTTTGTCAGTTGAGTATCTGTCAATCGAAATGATTGTCAAAGTATCTCCATACTATGTAATGTTGCCCTGGAACGCAAGACAAAAAAAAGGGTAGCCTAAACTACCCTTTATCTCAGAATATTGAGTGTTAATTAAACACCTGTAGAACCAAAGATTCCACGTGGATCTGACCACCCGTAGCTGTAACGCTCACGAGCTTTATATCTCATATTTCCGGTATTGAAGTCACCTTCCATAGCTGTTCTTAACGGACTTCTTTCGAAGTGTTTAAGACCATTAGGTGCATCAGTCATAATAAAGAATGCATCTGGATCTGTTAAGAAATGATTCACTACATATCCACCAGGAAGAGCGCTTGTGTTCCTCATAGCATTGATATCGTTGTCGGCAGTGCCTGAACGAAGTGTAGATTCTAGTATTCTGTCAGCAACAAATCTTAGTTGTGATGGAATAACTAATTTTGAACCATTTAGAGCAACAATTAAGTTTCTTTCGTCAACGAAATTACTAATATCAATTAGTGCGTTTTCAAGAGAAGTTTCATTTAAGTCAGCATTTACAGTTGGTTCATTCGCAAATGTACCGCCGTATGCTAGTGGATGAACTGTTGAACAAAGTTCGACACCGTCACCACCAGTAAATGCATTGTTAAAAGCGTTATTTAAAACGTTAGCTGCTTTAACTTGTTTTGTGTGATTCATAGACCTAGCTAGTGCTTTCGTATACCTGTTTGCAAGACGATCATAAAGATTGTCTTCCACAGCTTCCTCAGTTAAAGCAAACGCAAGTGCGATTGTTTCGTGAGTATACCTTGAGGTATAAGCTTCTGAAGCAGAGTCATATTGGACGCCTGCGCCTTCAGCTTTTTCGGCTGCACTACCGAATCCAACGAGCATTACTTCTTCTTCAAATGCTCTGTCAGAAGATTCTGTTTCAAAAATCTCCCTAGATTCGTCACCATATTTGGCATATTCAAGTCCAAATAAAGCGTTGAGGCCTGGTTCTAATTCTTTTGCGAGTTGTGCGCGTGATATAGCCATTTAAACCTCCTATACGCCAGTTGTGCCAGTGGAATACACTGAGTTGTTAATAATAACGCGAACATTAGTATTTGTAGTAGCTGGATCGTCATTTTCTGGATCCGTGCTAATTTGCAGTGCTTTTAAAGGCAGTGCTGCTGTTGTCGCGCCTGTACTTACGGCAAGTTCTACATGAGATATACCAGCTGTGTTATTTCCAACAGGGTTATTATCTACAATATCGTAATTTGCAAATAATCCTGATGTTGGGAATGCTGCGTTAGCTTGTATTTCATATACAACGGTTGGATCTGTAATAACAAAAACTTGTATGTCTGTTGTTGCTACAGGTTGTTGATAGGTGTTCGCCCAAGTAGGTGTTTGTGTAGTGGGGTTAGTATATCTAACACCATTAAAAACGCCAAGGATAAAATTTGTTTGACCTGCAGGTACTCTTCCTACTGTGCCGTTTGCTAGAGGTTCTATAAGATCCCCTTGAAAAATGCTAGTAGTGTAACCGCTTGCTAAATTAAATCTATCTTGACCGCCAGTGAAATCACCGCCGCCTACCATTTTAATCGGACGTAAACCAAAGGGGGCATCTTGATTTGCCATGTTTTTTTCCTTTTAGTTGATGAAACAATAATTATTTATTGTTTCGGGGTTGACCAAATGATACTTGTGTTCTTCTTTCCGGTGCGTCTTTCGGCATTAAAGGATTACTATCCTTCATCCAGTCATTATCAACTGCTTCCATTTGCTGTCCTGACCTTGCATTATAATATGCATGTCTTTGCTCTTTAAATTCCTGTGGGAATCGAGCTAACAACAAACCTCCGAGGCCAATAATTCCTGCGTGCTTTCCGTCAGAAACCGGTAAATCAGAATCTGGATACTCATCCGCTCTTACTAATTCAAATCCTTCTTGGATTCTGCGATGGACATTAGATTTATCTTCCTGTCCTAAAGTTTCCGCTCGAATCCAACGGTGAATAAATCCGTCTGGAGCATCCGGGGCGTGCAATTTATTAGCGGGGCGCCATTGCACAGGGCGATTTGAAGCTTTTCTTGTGTCTTTTTCCCGTGAAGATCTGTCTGCTGCTTCAATAGCCACAGTTTCATCGATATTTTCTTTTTTAGCCATATTTAGCTCCTATTCCCTTGAAGTTTAACCACTTCTTTAGCATATTCCTCTTTTGGAACGCCAAGCTTTTTAGCAATCTCCAATTGGGATTTACTTAATTTAACAGTTTTTGATTTTTTTGCAACTGATCTTCCACTTGTTACCGAAGCAACAGGAGAAGTTCTTGTAGAATTAGTTTCAGTAGAAACTTCAGTTTGATGGCCAGCTGCCCCTAGCCAAGGTGTTAGACGATTATTTAACTCTTGATAATAGTCATTAGAAGAACCGTCGAATCCTTCATTAATTAGTTCTGTATGAAGACCAATAGCTACACTTGTAAGCTTTCTATCTTCCCCAAACCAATCATTACTATCAGCCCATGCTACAGCTTTTGGATCAGGGTCAACAGCTCTAGGTTGTGGAGCTTGTTGAGCTGGTTGCGCCGGAGCTTGCTGAATAAAGTTTTCTTGTTGAGCTTGTCTTTGCACTCTTCCTTTATATAAGCGAACTCTTTCTTTTTCTATTTCTACCTGAGCCATAGCAGCTGTTGCAGCGGCTATTCTTTTTGGATCATTGGCTTCTGTGGCTTCTTCTAAAGCAGAACGAGCTTGTTCTGATTGAGATGTTACTCTAGCTTCAAATTCAGTAGCATAACCTTTATCAGTATTATTAACTTTAGATTGCAGGCTTTCAGCTTTCCTTTTCATAGCATCAGCATATTCTAAAGCAGCAACTTCTCTTTCTTCAGCTTCACGGCGCCTACGAGTTAACTCATTTATTCTATTTTGAGTTTTATTTTTTCTTTTATCTAATTCATTTTCAGATAAAGATTTTTCCTCTCCAACAGTAGCGTCTTTGTCTTCAGAGTCTAAAGTAATAACATCAGGATTAACTTCTTCCAAAGATTCTACTACTACATTTTCGTTTTCCGGCATTTCTTGTTCAGTTTCTTCCATTGTTTTCTCCTAAATATTTTTTACGTCAGTTGGATCAGAAACTGTTGCTAAAATTTCATCATCATTTAAAATACGAACTTCAAAATCTTCCATTTTGACTCTAGTTCCAGCGTATCTTGCTATAAGAACCCAGTCACCTTCCTTACAATAAGGACCTTCTGGAAACTTAGTCTTATCTTTATAGCACCCTGGGCCTGTCTTTAAGACATAGCCGGTTGATGTTGCTAAAGCTTCTTTCTCTCTGATTTGATCAGGAATATGTATACCTCCCTGAGTTTTTTGTTTTCCTTGATAAGGAACAACCAACATTCTCCACCCAGTAGGGTTAGGAAGTTTTTCTCTTAAAGATAAATTAATCTTATCTGGATCTAAAAATCTTTCATCAGATTTTACCCATGCAGACTCATACCCTATATTATTATTTGTTGTGTTTTTATTCTTGCTTGCATATTTATCAGGAACTAATAAATTTTTAACCATCATCGCCATCCATTATATTCATTATCGATTTAACTTCAGACTCTACATAACTTAGCGATTGCAACTGCCCTACAATATTTTGATAAATTTCCCAATTTTCTACAGAACCTGTTAATAGCTGAGAGCCAAGATCTTCTTGCCTTTCTCTTACAATTTTTAACACATGCTGAATCACTTCAAAATCTTGCATTAATATATAAGTAATTATTCGTCTACAAATGTCAACCAAAAAGTTTAATATGTAAACTAACTTAATGTATTATTTTTTAGATTTCTTTTTTGGAAAACCAGCTTTCATGTTTTTATAAGCTGTTTTAGATATTGTAGATTTACTTTTTGGTCTACTAATCCCTTTTTTCTTTCTAGCGTTAATATTTGCGTATAAACCTTTTTTAACCATTACTTTCTCCTTGAGTTACCAATGTCTAATAACGCCTGCTATTATAAAGAAACAAGTTATCCAAGCTAAAAAC